ACTTCCATCAGGATTGCAGCAGTTATATTTGGACAGTAACCAGATAGTTAATTTTAACCCAACAGTAGCACTTCCATCAGGATTGCAGCAGTTATATTTGGGCAGTAACCAGATGACTATGTTAGGTTATACAAATAGTGAACCTTGGGCTAATGCTTTACTATACTCTATTCAATATATCTATTTTTATAACAATACAGATAATATATCTGGATCAAATTTAAAAATAATATTAGAGTTAAAAGGTTGTAATATTTATTAAAAAAATTAATATGAAAAAACTAGAAAATGAAGAAATTGAATTTCTTAAAATAATAAAAGAAAAAAACGCCGCTGAGTTAATGCATGGCCACGACATATCTAACACTCCCTATCTGAAAAGTATGTTCAAACTATACCAAAAGATTTATGGAGAAGTATGCACAAACTGTCCAAATAAAATAATGGGCTACATTTTAAAATTAAAAAATTTTAATAGCATGGAAAATCTAAATCTGAACTCTAAAATAAAGTTAAAACCAGGAGTGGTTATACCAGTGGCTGGGACATCGCTAGCTTATAGTGAACATAATATGACTGATGAGGTAGCTATTAGACTAATAGCCTCTAATTCAAATAACAAAGTTCTTTTTATGAGCCTTCCTACTAACATAGATGAGTTGGTAGAAAAAAGTAAAGAAACAGAAACAGAAACAGAAACAGAAACAGAAACAGAAACAGAAACAGAAACAGAAGCCTTACTTGAAGCAAAAAAAGATTTTAAGAAAAAAGCTTAAATAGATCATGAAATCACAACTTGTAAAAGCTTACAAAGAAGAAAATAGAGAGATCTACAATAAAAGGCTAGGAGTTATTTTCAATGGCGAAGATAACCTTAAGCCACTTATTGTGGAGAATCTTATTGATGCTTCTCCTACAGCATTCCAATGCGCTTGGCTTTACGAAAGCTTTATTGGTGGCGGTGGATTTGAAGTTGATTTGTCTGAGATCAATTTGTCTGAAGACGAATTTAAAAAAATCAATCCAAATGATTTGCTTTTTGATGCTTGTGAAGTTATATCTAGACATCAAGGATGTTTCATTCACGTTGGCTATAATGCCAATTTTGAAAAAGACAGTTTCCAAATTGTTCCTTATTCTTTATGTAGAGTTGGTAAAAAAGACAGCGAACAATTTTCTGGAAAAGTAGTTGTTTCACATTTAGGTTGGGGCAAGTTTTTGAAAAAAGAAAATATCGATGTTATCGATGTTTACAACCCAAGGCCAGAAGTTATTGCTGCACAGGTAGAAGCTGCTGGAGGTTGGGAAAATTACAAAGGTCAAATTTTATTTTTCAGGTTGTCAAATAAATATACTTACCCAAAATCTTTGATTGAATCAGCTTATGCTTTTGCAGATGTTGAAAATCAAATTGGATTATATTTCAATTCTACAACTAAAAGAAGTTTTGAAGATACACAATACATTCGCCATAGAGAATTTCCAAATAAGACCGACGAGGATGACTTTTACAAAAATGTAGAAGAACTATCAGGATTCGAAAATGCGTCCTCTAAATTGATTATAAAGGATAACTGGGATGACGAAGGCAAATCTGTTGGGAACTTTAAATTTGATACAATCAAAAATGAAGTAAAAGCTGAAAAATACGCACATTTTCAAACATCTTCAGCAAATTATATTAGAAAAGCTTTTAAGAACATTCCACCGCAATTAGTTGACTACGTAGCTGGAAAGCTCGGCAACACTTCTGGTGAAGATCTTTTGAAAGCGCAATCAATCTATAATTCGCTTATTTCTAAAGATCAAGAAAAGATTGAAATGCTTTTCAGAGAATTGTTCAGAAATTATAAGGTTGAAATTAATCCAAGCAATAATTGGACAATCAAACAATATAGCTTACTAGATGACGGAACTGTAAACTATGCTAATTATGCAACTAAGGCTCCTGTTCAAAAAACAAATGAACAATTAGACTTAGAAGCTATTAGAGCCGCACAAGCTACTTTAAGAGGATCTGTTGGTGGAGTTACATCAATCTTAGCAATACAAGCTTCAGTTGTTGCTAAAACGACAACACTTGATTCTGGAGTTGCTATGCTTGTAAATATCTTCGGCTATTCTGAAGAAATATCTAGACAAATCTTAGGAAATCCTGAGCCATATCCAATTGTTCCACCAGCAATACCACCTGTAAAATGATTTTATTAATAGATAAAAACCAAGTTGCTCAAAAATTACAAGTTGCAATAGGCTATGACTTAAGTGAATATAACACCTTTATAAATGAGGCGCAGGAATTTGACTTAAAGCCACTTGTTTCAGAAGATTTTTTCTTCGATCTTTTGGCAAATCGTAGCCTACCAACTTGGAAGAAATTAATTGATGGTGGAAATTACGATTTTAATGGTAGAACATATCATTTTCAAGGATTGTCTACAGTATTATCTTATTTTAGCTATGCCAGATTTGTAATGAGCTCAAGTGCAATATCAACATCACATGGAATGGTTGTAAAAACCACGCCACATTCGGTGCCATTAGATCTTGAAGAACGTAAAAATTTCTATTACAAAAAACGAACTGAAGCAAATATGTTGTTTCAAGATTGCATAAAGCACATCGAAAGAAATGCTGATCTATTTCCAAGCTTTTATGAGTCTACTTGTGGGTCAAAAAAAATAACTGGGTTCTCAACTAGGATTATAAAATAAAGCCTACATTTGAAGCATGAAAAATACAAACGACAGCATAATTTTATCAATAGCCCATTTAAGAAGCTTAAGAGAAGGAACCTTTAATTTGTTTGTAACAATTTTCTCAGCAATTTTAGGATATTTTCAATTTACAGTTCTTGAAAACAAAGATCTATTTATAGCAATTCTAATTGTTGTTGTAGGTGATTGGATCTTTGGAACAGCTTACGCAATAAAACGAAACATCTGGGAGACCCAGAAGGCAATGAAATTAATTTACTATATATTTGCTTATTCAATAATAGTTTTTGTCGTACTGGCCATAGAAAAGGCCCATGCTTCAGCATTTTTCTTATCTGATGCAATCATTATGCCAATATTATTGTTTCAAACAATATCAATGTTAAAAAATGCTAGTTTACTCGGTTGGATCCCTAAAGGCGCTTTATTAGAAGTGTTGAAAAAGATTGACAACTATAAAGCTGCTGGAATAACAAAAGAAGAAATAGTAGAAGAACCAATTAATCCAACATAGAAACTATGAAAAAGCAAAAATTCGTATATGAAGCAAAAATATTATCTGTCCACGACGGTGATACAATTTCAGTTGAGGTGGATCTAGGTTTTCAAATAAAATTTACTGACAAAATAAGATTTTACGGGATCAATGCTCCTGAATTAAAAATAAAAGATGTTAACAACAAGATGCAGATCAATCCAGAAGGAATGAAAACTTTAGCAGTCGTTAATGATTTTATAAAAGCAGGCGATACCATAGTTATTGAAACTATAAAAGATAAAAAAGAAAAGTTTGGCAGATATTTAGCAAATATTTATGTGACTAAAAATGACGAACAAATATTTTTAAATAAATATCTACTTGACAACAATTTTGCAGTAGAATTAAAATACTAAAAATTATGGATCAAGCAACAAAAAATAGGATAGCATTTTTGCATCCTTCAGTTAGATCTGAAATGACAAAAATAGTAGACGAATGCAATATTGCTTTGTCTGGAAGATCACAAGTTAGAATTTCAGAAGGTCTAAGAACGTTTGCTGAACAAAATGCTTTATTTGCAAAAAGGCCAAAAGTAACTAATGCAAAAGGCGGCCAATCTGTTCATAATTATGGATTTGCCGTAGATATTGTTTTAATCATAGACGGCAAAACTGCTTCTTGGGACACTCATAAGGATTGGGATGGTGACAGAGTAGCGGATTGGGACGAATGCGTTAAAATATTTGCAGAATACGGTTGGTCATGGGGTGGAAATTGGACTAGTTTTAAAGACATGCCACATTTTGACAAAATAGGATTCAACAATTGGAGAGTTTTAGCAACTAAAAAAAGAGATTCAAACAACTACATAATTATTTAATCATGATGATAACAACAAAATTATTAGCTAATTTAAAAATATTATTTGTGGCTTTTTTAGTTGCTGCAATAATTTGGTTTTATAAAGATTATAGCTACCAAAAAGCTGAGAATATTAGACAAACTGAAAATGCTTCTCAATTAAGAAAAGCTGACAGTTTAAAATATGCTTCACAATTACTTGGGCAAAAAGAAATAATTGACTATCTACAGTACCAAAATCCAGATCTAAAAAAGAAGTTAGAAAAAGACAATATTAACTTAAATAGAATTGCAAGCATTGTTTCTCAAAGCTTAAAATACAAAGATACATCTAGACAAACAATTGATATATCAAAAATTGTTGAAGCTATTAAGCAAAAAATACCAACATCAGCAGCTTTTAAAGATAGCACAGCTTGCTTGGTCAACAAAGGATTTGTAAGATTTGAGAATGATAGCTTAAAAGTAATATTCACAAGCAGAGAATTCAACAACAAATCGGATGCAGTTGCTTATTGGGAGCGTAGGCAATGGAGTTTTTTAGGAATCAAGTCAAGATTCTTAGGCAAAAAGCAATTCACTGCTAAGAATTACAGCGACTGCGGTGAAACAAAAATAATGAAAATTGAAAAAATAAAGTAAAATTGTTTTTTTTTTGTAGAAAATAATCTACATTAGCAAAATGAAAAATATTTTCAAGTTCATTTTAATGCTCATCTGTATGGTGAGTTTTACAGCCTCGGCAACCACTGTCAAGCTGGAACAAAAAGCAAAAACCGAAATTGTCAAAGGATTTGAAATCCAGAAAACACAAGTAGGAGTGGTTACAGATCTAAATTTTGACTTTGTAAAAGTCAGGGATTTTAAAATGTTAAAAACAAAATTATTTTATTTTGAAAGCAAGCAACTAACTGGAAACCAAAAAGCTATTTTAGATGTTGGTTGTAATTTACAAAGGAAAATAAATTATAAGAATCTAAAAAGTCCCACCAGTAATTGCAATTTAGAATTTGTACATCCTCTAATACGAGACCCATCAAATTAAGCAGTCAATTCAATATATTAAAAACCGTTCATATTCTGAACGGTTTTTTTAATGAGCTAGAAACAATAATAAACAATCGTAAACAATGATTGTTTACGCAATTTCTTCTTTGTTTATAAGATCTAAGGTACAGTGTAAACAATGTAAACAATAATATTATAAAACCTTTTAATTGGAATATATTATAGAAATAATATACTTATAAAATGGATATATTAACCCTAGAACTTTATAGAATTATTGTTTCTTTGTTTACGTGCCCCAAAAACACAGCCTAAGTAATTGATATGCAACATTTTAGATGAGAAACAATGATTTTATTTATTGTTTCTCAGGAATGTTTAAAATATTTTTAGTTGTAACTACTTGATTTTAAGCTAATTATAATTAAAATAAAAAATATTTTTAAAATTTATTCAAATTTATTTTTTAGATTAATAAAAACACTCTACTTTAGCCCCATCAAACAACAATAAATATTTAAAAATCATGACAATCTCACAAAATATAAACTTATTGCTTTTAAAAATAAATCTTTATAAATAAAACCGTGAAAAAAATTACTTTATTAGCAGCATTACTAATTATAAGCTGCACAAAACCAGAAATTCCTACTCAACCAAATCCAACACCAGTAGTTTGTAATGTGCAAAGATATACAGAAGTGCGTACAATTACATTCAACAATTCTGGATCTATAATTTCAGATACTGGATTTGTGGAGAATGGTGCCAAAAGTTTTTATTCAAACAACTGCAATGATTGTGGTAAAATATTGCCAGGTGGTTACTCAGGAACAACTTTAAATATCTACGCCGAAATAAGATATGTTGCAAAGTGTAAATAAAATTTTAAAGAATATTGAAAATTATTTTTTAGATTAAAAAATATGTAGTACCTTAGCAAAAATAAAAATCATTAAAGACAATGAAAACAATTAATCTTAAAGAAATAATCGAAAAACAAAATCTAGACACTAAGGAGGTAGCTGAGCAATTGTTTCCAAATAATAAATACCCAAAATTAGCTTTAGACAGAGTATTATCTGGAAAAGCATTTCTAGATACTAATCAAATGAGCAAACTATCTATGCTCACCGGAATCCCAATTGAGAAGCTTTATTCTGGATCAGAATGGAAGCCTTCAAATCAAAAAGGAATCCATAAATTTACAAATGGAGAATATGTAGCTGAACTTGATACCAAAACATGGATCACAAAAATCTACAAAAATGATTCTCTATTTCATGAAGCTATAATTTCAGATGGAAGTATCGCTTTAAGTGTTTATTTAAGTGAATTAACAAGTATTATTAATAAAAACAAGTAAAAAAAATGAGTCAAATTAAATTAGAAGTAGCAATTGATGTTACTAACCCGGTTCAAGTAGAAGCTTTAAGCATCTTCTTAAAAGTTTTAGGAAACAATGCACAAACTGCAGATGTTCCAGTGAAAACAATTCCAGCTTCAAAAACTGCTGCTAAAAAAGTAGAAGATATTAAAGTAGAAGCTACTGAAGTTGTTACACCAGCAGCTGAAGCAGCAAAAGAAGAAGCTTCTAAAGAAGAATCTGCGATTAAAATCGAAGATGTAAGAGCTTTATTGTCCAAAAAAGTAGCAAATCACAGAGATGCTATAAAAGAGAAGTTAACATCGCTTGATGCTAATAATGTGACTTCACTTGATAAAAAGCACTACCAAGCTTTTACTGACTTCTTAAATTCATTAAGCTAAATGGCTAAGAAGATAGATCATAGCGCCAGAAAACATGCTTTGTTGTCTGCTTCTGGCGCTTCTAAATGGATCAATTGTACACCTAGTCCTAGATTAGAAGAACAATTTGAAGAATCAACATCTTCTTATGCTGCTGAAGGTACACTTGCACATGAATTCGCTGAGATCAATCTTAAAAGAGATCTAAAAATAATATCTAATAACGAATGGGCAACTACTTCTATAGCTTTTGTAGCAGATCCACTCTATTCAGATGATATGGAGGACGAAGTTCAAAAGCATGTTGATTATGTAATTCAACAATTTACTGAAGCTAAAAGAAAAACCAAATATGCTTTGCTTTTAATTGAAGAAAAAATTGATTTGACTTTTTTCATAGAAGATGGATTTGGAACATGTGACGTTGTCATAATAGCTGATGGTGTTTTAGAAGTCATCGACTTAAAATATGGCAAAGGTGTAAGAGTTTCTGCAGAAGATAATTCTCAATTGAAATTATATGGTTTAGGCGCGCTCAGAGCTCACGAATTGATGTATGATATACATACTGTCAGATTGACGATAACACAACCTAGAATGGATTCTATTTCGTCTTGGGAAGTATCAGCAAAAGATCTTAATTCATGGGGCGAAGAAGTTGTAATTCCAAAAGCAAAAGAAGCTTTTGCTGGAGATGGTAAACAAAAAACTGGAACATGGTGTAGATTTTGTAAAGCAAAAGCAAAATGTAAAGCCTTAGCAAATCAAAATATGGAAATAGCAAAACATGAGTTCGCAGATCCAAACCTGTTAACTGACGAAGAACTAATTGCGATATATAAAATATCTTCACAAGTTCAAGATTGGCTTAATGGTGTATCTGAGCACATTTTAAGTGAAGCTTTAAAAGGTAAAAATTGGCCTGATCATAAATTAGTCGAAGGTAGAAGCAATAGAATGCTTATTAATTTAGATAAAATTGAAGCTATATTGCTTGAAAATGATTTTGACAAAGAAGCATTCACAGTTTCCAAAATGGCAGGTCTAGGCATATTAGAAAAATTAGTTGGAAAATCTAACTTTGATGAGCTTTTAGGTGAACACGTTATAAAACCACCGGGAAAACCAACATTAGTGCCAGAAACTGACAAGCGTCCAGAATTTGGATTGAATAAAGCTAAAGAAGAATTTGGATCTGTAGCAGACGAAAATGATCTTTAGAAAAAAAAACTTTCATTTTTTATTAAAAATATTTTTTTATTAAAAATAAAGTATTTACATTAGCAAACGAAATTAATATTAATTTAAAATTTTAAAAGAATGTCAACAACAAAAGTAATTACAGGAAAAGCAAGAATGAGCTATGTTCATGTTTTCGAACCTGCTGCTATGGTAGAAGGTCAAGAAAAAAAGTACTCAGTTTCATTAATCATTCCTAAGAGTGATACAAAAACTCTTGAAAAAGTAAGAGCTGCTATTGCTTTAGCAACTGAAGAAGGAAAAGCAAAATTTGGTGGATCAATTCCTAAGAACTTGAAAACCCCATTGAGAGATGGTGACGAAGAGCGCGAAGATGATGAGAATTACAAAGATGCTTATTTCATTAATGCAAATTCTGCAAGAAAACCAGGATTGGTTGATGAGAATTTAGATCCAATTTTGGACAAAGAAGAATTCTACAGTGGCTGCTTCGGTAGAGCATCTTTAAATTTCTATGCTTACAATGCATCTGGAAGCAAAGGAATTGCTTGTGGCTTAAATAATCTTCAAAAATTAGCTGATGGTGAAAAATTAGGTGGAGGCGGATCTTCTGCTGAAGATGATTTTGGATCAGATGCTAATGACGATTTGAACTAGTCAAAAGTAATTCCAAATAAGAACTTCAGCAATGAAGTTCTTATAGAGAGGTAGCTCAGTGGTAGAGCACTTAATTATCAATAATGCCTGCGTAAAATTGATATTTTAAGAGACCTTGGTTCGAATCCAAGTCTCTCACAAATTAACAAGCAAAACACCTACTACAAAATAATGGCAAAAAAGTTACACGTCGATATTGAAACTTTTAGCTCAGTAGATATAATGTCATCAGGTGCTTACAAATATATGGAGTCAATAGATTTTGAAATCCTTATTGTGGCATTCGCTTTTGACAATGATCCTATCGAGATAATAGATTTGGCTCAAGGAGAAGTTTTACCTGAGCATTTTATACAAGCGCTTCTAGATCCAACAATTGAAAAGCATGCTCATAATGCTAATTTTGAGCGACAAGCTTTTAAGCAAATAGGATATGATGTTCCAGCATCTGAATGGCACTGTTCAGCGGTTAAAGCAGCTTATTCAGGTTTGCCACTTTCACTTGAAGCAGTTTCAAAAGCAATGGCTTTAGAAGAAAAAGCAAAATCAGCTACAGGAAAAGCATTAATAAAATTCTTTTCATGCCCAATTAAGCCTACAAAAGTAAATGGAATGCGTGAACGTAATTTTCCAAAACATGATCTAATTAAATGGGAGCAATATAAGCTTTATTGTATGCAGGACGTTGAAGCAGAACGCGAAATTGACAATAGACTTATTTCGCATAAAATTCCAGAATTTGAAAGGTTGAACTACATACTTGATCAGAAAATAAATGACAAAGGAATTCTTATAGATTTGATCATGGCAAAAAATGCTTATGAAATCGACGAAAGATTTTCTTTAGAACTTGAAAATAAAGTTAAAGATCTAACTGAAATTGATAATCCTAACAGTGCCGCCCAACTCAAAGTATGGCTAAGTAGCGCCATGCAAAAAGAAATCAAAACATTAGCAAAAGGTGATATTCCATTGCTCATACAAGAGGCTGGGCCTGGCATTGTTTCTGATGTCCTAGGATTAAGAAAAAAACTTTCGAAATCATCTACTAAGAAATATACAGCAATGTTGAACTGTGCATGCGAGGATGAGCGAGCACATGGTTTGTTTCAATTTTATGGTGCAAATCGTACAGGAAGATGGGCAGGTCGATTAGTACAGTTGCAAAATCTACCACAAAATCATATAAGTGATTTGCAAGAAGCTAGAAATGTTATTGCTTCAGGTGATTATGATCATGCAACAATGCTTTACGACGACGTTTCGTCTATACTTTCACAATTAATAAGAACTACTTTTATTGCAAAACCAGGATTTACTTTTGCAGTAGCGGATTTTAGTGCAATTGAGGCTCGAGTTATTGCTTGGTTAGCTAATGAAAAATGGCGATTAGATGTTTTCAATACTCACGGTAAAATTTACGAAGCATCAGCATCAATGATGTTCAATGTTCCAATTGAAAGTGTGACAAAAGGATCTGATCTTAGAGACAAAGGTAAAATTGCCGAATTGGCTTTAGGTTACCAAGGTGCTTTAGGTGCACTTACAAAAATGGGCGGTGAAAAAATGGGATTGTCAGATATGGAAATGACTGCTATTGTAAAAAAATGGCGAAAAGCAAATCTATCAATAGTTGATCTTTGGAAGGATGTAGAAACTTGTGCAATAAGAGCTATTGAAAAAAAATCTACAATCATATCTAAATATAGAAATCTAGAATTCAGTTGTGATGGTGAAGTTTTTACAATCAAACTGCCATCAGGAAGAAAATTATACTACCAAAAGCCTTCTTTTTCAACAAACAAATGGGATCAAAAAAGTATCAAATATAAGGGCATGGATCAAGTTACCAAACAATGGATCTATGTTGATACTTATGGTGGAAAATTAGTTGAAAATATAGTTCAAGCAATTGCTAGGGATTTGCTAGCTTATTCAATGTTAAAAATTGACAGAGCAGGATTCGAAATAGTGATGCATGTACACGACGAAGTTGTTTGCGAAATACCTGAAGAAAATCAGGAAACTCATTTAGAAAAAATGTGTTATATTATGGGCCAAGAAGTTCCTTGGGCTTTAGGACTACCAAACAGAGCTGATGGATATTTAACTGAATTTTATAAAAAAGACTAAGCTTATGAAATTCGACGGAACAATAAACCTTGCAACAGGTATGAGCGCCAAATCAAAGATTTGGAAAAATAAAAAAATGCTTTGGTCTGATTATGTTGCCAGACTTTTAGAAGAAAATAAAACAAATGAAACATACAAGGAATTTATATCAGCTACTAAAGAAGAACAATCAAAAATAAAAGATGTTGGCGGTTATGTCGGTGGATATTTAAGAGGTGGAAAACGAAATCCAGAAAATGTTGTCCATAGACAAATCATGACTCTAGATATAGATTTTGCTCACCTTGATTTTTGGGACGATTTTTGCATGCAGTTTGAAAATGCTGCAGTAATTCATGGAACTCATAAGCATTCTGATGCTTCGCCTAGATATAGATTGATAATGCCATTATCAAGAGAAGCTACGCCAGACGAATATGTTGCAGTTTCAAGACAAGTTGCAGGGATTTTAGGAATTGATCTTTTTGACAACACAACATTTGAAACCAATAGACTTATGTTTTGGCCATCCAATCCAAAAGATGTTGAGTATTATGCAAAGTTTCAAGATGGCCCATGGGTAGATGTTGATGCAACATTAGCAACATATATTGATTGGAAAGACACTAGTTTATGGCCAACAGCAGATAAAAAATATCGCGAGATCGGAGACGCTTCTAAAAAGCAAGAAGATCCTGAAAATAAAAAAGGTATTGTTGGAGCATTTTGCAGAACTTATGGGATCAATGAAGTTCTTGAAACTTTTTTAGCTGATGTTTATATTCCTACAGCAGATGACAATCGCTATACTTATACAAAAGGAACTACAGCAGCTGGATTAATGTTGTATGATAATAAATTTGCATATTCACACCATGGAACCGATCCATGCGGTGGCAAACTATCAAATGCTTTTGATCTTGTTCGTATACATTTGTTTGGTCATCTTGATAACAATGAAGATTTGCTTAATGTAGCTAAATCTAAGAGCTTTGCTGCAATGGAAGAATTTGCAAGAAAAGATTCAAATGTTAAAAAGACAATAGCAACCGAAAATATAGCAAGCTCTAAATATGATTTTGCTGAAGAACCAGATGACGAAGTTGAAGAAGCAAGCATCGATTGGATGACTGAACTTGAAGCAGATTCTAAAGGAAACTATTTTTCTTCAGCAACCAATATTAATATCATATTAGCAAATGATAGTAGGCTAAAAGATATTTTTAGACAAAACGATTTTGATGGCAAAAGATATGTTTTTGGAAATCTACCTTGGCGAAAAGTTCCAAAACCTGAGTCAGTTAAAAATGTTGACTATTCAGGTGTTAGAAACTATATTGAAAGTATTTATGGAATTGCCGGAACTTTAAAAATAGATGACTCGTTAGCTTTGGAATTTGAAAAAAGATCATTCCATCCAATTAAAGAATATTTAAGCAACTTAGTTTGGGACGAAGAAAAAAGAATAGATAATTTGCTTATTGATTATTTTGGTGCTGATGACAACATCTATTCAAGAGAAGCTATAAGAAAAATGCTGGTTGCAGCAGTTGCTCGTGTATTTAAACCTGGTTGCAAATTCGATCTAGTGCTTACTTTAATAGGTGATCAAGGAACAAAGAAAAGTAGTTTCATTAAAAAGCTAGGCAAAGAATGGTTTTCAGATACATTTATGACAGTTCAAGGAAAAGAAGCTTTGGAACAAATACAAGGAGCTTGGTTGATTGAAATGGCAGAACTTTCAGGATTAAGAAAAGCTGAAGTTGAAGCAATCAAGCATTTTATATCTAAGCAAGAAGATTCATTTAGACCTGCTTATGCTCGAACATCTGAAACTTTTCACAGACAATGTGTATTTTTTGGAACAACAAACAAAAAAGACTTTTTAACAGACCCATCAGGAAACCGTAGATTCATGCCTATTGATGTAAAACCTGAAAAGGTAGTGAAGGATGTATGGATTAATTTAGATTCAGAGATTGATCAGATATGGGCCGAGGCAATGTACTTATTCAAACAAGGTGAAAAAATATTTTTAAGTGAAGAAGCTGAAAAGATTGCTAAGAATGAACAGGCTCAACATTGTGAAACTGACGATCGAAAAGGATTGCTCGAACAATATTTAGACAAGACTTTGCCAGAAGATTGGAAATCAAAAGATGTTTTTGAAAGACGACTATATTTAGAAGATCCATTGGCTGCTGGAACTATTCAACGCGATTATGTTTGCATGGCTGAGATATGGTGCGAATGCTTAGGCAAAAATAAAGAAGATATGAGCCGCTACAATACTCGCGATATGAATGATATTATGAAGTCGCTTGAAGATTGGGAGTATCATGCATCAACTAGGAATTTTGAATTATACGGAAAACAAAAATATTATTCTAGAAAATTATATTAACTATGGAATTTGATTTTAACAAAAAATTGACTAAAGGTCGCAAAACTGATTTTGCGAATTTAATGAAACAACTTTCAAACAAAATTGGTTTTAAAGTTTCTTCACGTGGTTGGGGATATATTATGGAACAAGCTGGCTACATAAACAAAGATCAATTTGACAAAGTTGCCAATGCAATTAATGATTGTAGAAAAGAAGGATTCTTGCCAAAGGTTGCCAAAAAGTTAGTTACTGAGATTATTGAAAAATATCTTGGTAAAGATTCACTTGATCGCTTTGAAGCTAAAAGACAAGAAATAGATGCTAAATACGAAATTATTTTAGATGACTTAGAAATTAGACAACCTATTATGAAAGTCATTAAAATAGTTGAAGATTCTGAAGAATAAACACGTTAGTAGCTAGCTCATACTCTGAAGATAACACTTGGCATATTTTCAGAGAGGATGGAAAAGAAGTTAAATTCACAATAATAAATGGAATTATAAAATCTTACTATTATAGATTGACAGATCTTGAGCTAGATTATATTAAAAATAATTTAGTTCATGGAGATCGAAAGTGAAAAATATCTTGAGAGAAAACTCTCAGAAGAAGTTAAAAAAATAGGCGGATGGTCAATCAAATTATTATCGACTCATTTGACTGGCTTACCTGACAGGCTTTGCTTGTTGCCTAAAGGCCGCCTTTTTTTTATCGAATTAAAAACAACAAATCAGAAACCAAAGAAGATTCAAATTCTAATACATAAGAAACTCACAGATATAGGGTTTTTGGTATTAGTGATTGATACCTCAGAAAAAATAAAAGAATTTATTAAAGATCATGAATAGAAAAAAAAAGAACAATCTTTTTATATGGGATTAGGAATTTAGTATTATATTTGCCAAAAAAAAATATGCAAAAAACCTGTAAAAAATGTGGAAATGTCTTTAAAGTTAAACCTAGCAAAGCTGATAAAACCAACTTCTGTAATAAAATATGTGCTTCAAGAAAATTAAAAATACCTTGTAAAGAGTGTAGCCTATTAGTAGAACGGGTTCCAAGTCAAATATTAAAAGACGTTTATTGCGGAAAAGAGTGTGCTAAAATAGGTAAAAGTAAAAAATTTACAGCCATGAATATTAAACTTAATCCAACTAGAATGACAGTAAAAACAAGAACTAAGATACGTAATGCTCATTTAGGAAAAGGAGAATGCAAAGGATATGAGAAGACTTTTGGCGTCCACACCCATAGAATAGTAGCTGCAGAAAAATTAGGTAGACCTTTAAAAAAGGGTGAAATTGTCCACCATATTGACGAAGTAAAAAGAAACAATAGCCCAGAAAATCTAGAGGTATTTGCCTCACAAGCTGAACATGCTAAGCTTCACTTTTTAAAAAATAATCCAAATGCTAAAAAAAGATAGTTTACATAATTATCAGCTTAACGCTATCAATCAAATTATATCCAGCCCCTATTCAGGATTGTTTCTTGATATGGGGTTGGGCTGAAGGCAAAACTGTTTCAACATTGACTGCTATAAATGAATTAATTTATGAGGAGCTTGATGTTTCTAAGGTTTTAATAATTGGCCCAAAACGTGTTGCCGAAAGTGTATGGACTGCTGAAGCTAAAAAATGGGATCACTTAAAACATTTGAAAATTGCTAAAGTTATTGGATCTGAAAAGCAACGTAAAGCAGCTTTAAGAGAAAAAGCAGATATTTATATGATCGGCCGAGATAACATTGTTTGGCTATGTGGCCAATTCGGTGGATCAATGTTACCATTCGATATGCTCGTAATTGACGAAAGCAGTAGTTTTAAGTCGCCAAAATCATTACGCTTCAAAGCATTGAAATTAGCACAACCGTCATTTAAAAGAGTAGTTATACTTACTGGAACACCAGCGCCAAATGGATTGATTGATATTTGGAGCCAAGTCTACTTATTAGATCGCGGAAAAAGATTGGGTAAAACAATAACAGCTTACCGTGAAATCTATTTTAAGCCAGGCAAAAGGAATGGTGCTATTATTTACAATTATGATTTGCAGCAAGATGGTGAAAGTAGGATTCATGATAAAATTTCAGATATATGCATGAGCATGAAAGCAAAAGATTATCTAGACTTGCCAAAACGAATTGACAACTATATTGAGATCCAATTTCCAGCAGGTCTACAACAAAAATATGATGACTTTGAAAGGGATCAAGTTTTAGAAATGTTTTCAGATGCTGAAGATATTTCGGCAATAAATGCAGCAGCATTATCAAATAAGCTTTTACAGTTTGCAAATGGTGCCGTATATGATAACAAAAAGAACTACCACATAATTCATGATCTAAAATTAGAAGCTGCTGAAGAAATAGTTGAAAATGCAAATGGGAAACCTGTTCTAATAGCTTATACTTATAAACACGATTTGGAACGACTTCTTGAGAAGTTAAAAAAATATAAACCAAAACAATTAAAAACTGATCAAGATATAAATGATTGGAATGCTGGCAAAATTCAAGTTATGATTATGCATCCAGCTTCTGGTGGCCACGGTTTAAATTTACAAGCTGGCGGAAATATAATTGTTTGGTTTGGGCAAACATGGTCACTTGAGCTTTATATGCAATTCAATGCTCGTCTAGATCGTCAAGGGCAAACTGAATCAGTTATTGTGAATCACTTAGTTGCAAGCAAAACAATTGATCAAGATGTTATAAAAGCTTTGGCAAATAAGAACACTAGACAAGAAGGATTAATGCAAGCTATCAAGTTAAAAATAGACAATTACAAAAAATTATTTTAAAAAATATTGAAAATAATTTTTTAGTTTAAAAATAAGTTGTATCTTAGCAAAACAATTAACAAGCAAAATTTTAAGATCATGACAGCAAATAAATTTTATATAGTAAAAGAAGGAAAAGTTTTAACTAATCACGGAATGAAAAATTTTTGGTTTACAAACAATGAGAATTTTGCATACCCAATAGATTCTGAAATAGAAGCTAATAAAATTGCTTCTCAATACGAAGCAGATGTTGTAGAAGGATTTTCAAATTTAGCTAAATATATTTTAGAAAATGAATAAGCAAAACTTTTTAGATAGTCAATATTTGAGAATGGCAAAAATCTGGTCCGAGAATTCTCATTGCGAGCGGCTTAAAGTTGCTGCTTTTATTGTTAAAAATGGAATGATCATTTCAGATGGTTACAATGGAACTCCTAAAGGTTTTGACAACCAATGTGAAAATAAAGATGGATCAACCAAAAATTATGTTTTACATGCTGAAGCAAATGCTCTTACAAAGATAGCCAAATCAAATAACAGTAGCGAAGGTGCAACAATCTATACCTTAGTTTCACCGTGCATCGAGTGTGCCAAGCTTATGATTCAATCAGGAATTATAAAAGTAGTTTATTCAGAAGACTACAGACTTAGAGAAGGTATTGAATTGTTAAAACAAGCTAAAATTAAAGTTGTAAAGCTAAATGTTTAAGAGCACTTTATTTTCCTGCTAAGGTTTATGCTTAGCTATTTATTTGCTGGCCAATCAAAGTTAATCATTGGCTAAAATCTTTTTGAGATAACTTTTGTAGATTAAACAAAAGTCTACTTGGAAACAGAAGTATCTGAATGGGTACCGGATAGCTCAACGGTAGAGCCTAAGCCTAGCCTAATGATATTGGTTCGAATCCAATTCCGGTAACAAAATAACAAAATAATAAAAACTAAATACGATGGCTAATATTTTAGAAGCAGCAGATCAAATCGTGAATCATAGATCAGAAGAAAAAAATAGACAATACGGTCCATTTGAAGATTCTATGGAGAGAATGAAAACAATATTTAATGCAATGACTGGATTGGAACTTGAAACTAAGCACATGTATGTTGCTATGGTTGCATTGAAATTCTCAAGAGAAGCATACAATCACAAAGAAGACAATCTTTTAGATGCAGTTGCATATATTGGAGCAATGAATAACTACATTGAAAATCAAGAGCTTACAAAATAATATGGAATCACAAGTAATATTTGGAGAGTGTTTACAGGAGATGGCAAAATTGCCTAGCAAATCAATTGATATGATATTGTGCGACCTACCTTATGGAACTACTGCTTGTAAATGGGATCAGATAATTCCATTTGATAAAATGTGGTCACAATACAATAGATTAATAAAAGACGGTGGAGCTATAGTTTTAACAGCTTGTCAGCCTTTCACTACTGCTTTAGTAGCTAGCAATATTAAAAATTACAGGCATTCTTGGCAATGGATTAAAAATATGCCAACAGGTGCTTTTATGGCAAAATATATGCCTATGAAAAGCAACGAGGATGTCTTAGTGTTTGGAAATAGTAAAGTAAACTACTATCCAAAAATGGTAAAAAGAACAGAAGAAGAATATAAACTAGCTTTTAGAAAAAACGACAGTAAAAGCTGGGGAAACAATATACAAGGTCAAACATCAAACATTATAAAAAGAAAATCAGCAGAAGAGCAGTGGTATAAAATGCCAACCAATATATTAAACTTTCCAAAGGAGTCAATAAGAGATGGATCTAAACATCCGACTCAAAAACCTGTTGCGCTCTTTCAATATTTAATAGAAACGTATACGCTGCCTGGTCAAATAGTTTTAGATAATTGTGCGGGGTCTGGAACAACGGCTATTGCTTGCATAACTACAAGCAGAAAATATATATTAATAGAGAACAATGAAGACTATATAGATATGATTAACAAAAGATTAGAAATATTTTAAAAAATATTTTTAAAATAAGTTAAAAATAATTTTTTAGTTTGAAATTAAGTAGTACATTAGCAAAATAAATAATCATTTAAAAAATATCAAAATGAAAGCAAAACTTTATGTTTTAGGAAAAGAGCAAGAAATTAGATTAGCTGACGGCAAACAATTTTTTGCAACTGAAAACGAATCAAATGAAGAATTCGTTGCAAGAGTAGTTACATTAGTAAAAGAAGAATATTTAGAGGATGTTGAAATCCACGAAGTATTGTTTGCAAACTTAAACAAGTATGCTACTGATCAATTAAAAACCGCTTATGAAAAAGCTATTGGAGTTCATGCTCAGATGTTGAAACAAATTCTTGAATCTAGAGGTGTAGAACTTGAAGCAAAACCATTGCCTGAAGCAGTTGTAAAAGCTTCTAAAACTGCTGCTAAAGTAGTAGAAGAAATTAAAGAAAAAGCTCCTAAAGGAAAAGCTTGGTCAAAATCAGGAACTGTTGAAGAATCAGCTGAAGCTTCTGAAACACCTAAAGCTGAAAAAGCTCCTAAAGCTGAAAAAGCTCCTAAGGTTAAAAAAGAAAAAGTTGCATTCAAAGGATATACCGCTGAACAACTTGCTGATGCAAAATCTAAAGTTGGTCTAGATATATCTTTTACATCATTCAAAAATGAAATCAATTTGCCTGGCAAAATCACTTCGATAATTGTTGACAAAAGAACTGGAAGAACTTATTTCAGAATCAGAGTAACAAGAGAAGATGGAAGCAACAAAGAACTTATGCATGTTTTAATCACGAATCCTTCAATTAAAATTGCAAAGTAAATTTACAATAGTGCCTCTACTAACATAGAGGCACTTATTTTCAATCAAAATTTAAAAACAAGTAAATATGTCAAAAGAAAAAAAAGTGTACAACACAACTGATCTAAGTCCAGATACAGCATTTGAGCGCCATGTATTTCATAGAGATCAATTTGCCCATTACTTAAGATGGACTCACATTTTAAAAGAAGCAAAGATTGGTGAAAAAGTAGTAGATTTTGGAAGCGGATCTGGAAATCTTGCTGAAGTCTTATATCGCAATAAATTCAAACAAGCAAGTTATGTTGGGATCGATATTCGTGAAAAAACAATTGCTGCTGCTAATCAAAAATTTGCCAATGTAGATTGGATTGATTTTAAAGCAGCAGATTTATGTATGAATGATTTTCCATATCATGAATTGCAAGGTGACAAAGTTTGTTCATTTGAAGTGCTTGAGCATGTTGGTAAGCAAAATGCTAATGTTTTCATGGAGAACTTTAAAGCATGTGGAAATGAAAATGCTTTATATTATATTTCAACACCAAACCACGATGCTCATGTTGGTGCTGCTGGAAATCATACCTATGATTCTGGTGATGGTAGAGGAGTTGCCGTACAAGAGTTTACTCATGAAGAACTTCAAAAACTTTTTGAAGAACATTTTGAAGTTGTTCGCAAATTTGGAACATTCGCTTCAATTAGAGACTATAAGCCTCTAATGAATGATTGGCAAAAAGAAATGTTTCAAGCGTTAAGTGCTTATTATGATTCGAATTTGTTATCAAATATGATGGCACCTTTATTTCCTGAAAATTCTCGCAATACTTTATGGGTGTTGAAAAGAAAAGACGACGATTTATTTTAAACAAATTATTTTTAAATATGAAAATAGCAGTAATTAGAGATGTAAAAGTGCCGGTAAGAGGCACTGACAAATCAGCTGGAATTGATTTTTTCGTTCCAAATGATTATAAAGGTAAAACCAAATTGACACCAGGTGAAAGCGTTTTAATTCCATCAGGAATCAGAGCAAATGTACCGGCTGGATTTATGTTGACAGCATTTAACAAATCTGGAGTTGCAACCAAAAAATCATTGATTGTTGGTGCAGCAGTTGTTGACGAAGACTACCAAGGTGAAATTCATATTCACCTATTGAATGCTGGTGAAGATGTTGCAACATTTGAAACCGGAGATAAAATTGTCCAATTCATTTTAGTTCCTGTGAGTTACTTAAATGTTGAAGTTGTTGACAATACAATTTTGTTTGCTGAAGCTTCTCAACGTGGTGAAGGTGGATTTGGATCAACTGGAACAAAATAAAGCTATGAATTTAAACTTCAAAAATGCTGATCAAGCATTTGCTTTTATGTATGATCACATAAATACAATGGGCTCTGAGTGCGGTAACGGCACTCGGAGAATGTTGAATATTGGATTCTATATTCTTGAGCCATCTGACAATCTTATTTCAACTGACTTTAGAAATTGGAATAAAAAATATGCTGATCGAGAATTGGAATGGTATTTGTCTGAAAACCGAAGCGTCGAAGAACTTAAAAAGTTTGCGCCTATTTGGGGCACTATGCATAACGGTGATAACATTGTCAACAGTAATTATGGATTTGCTTGGAATGAAAATAGCCAACTTGAAAAAGTAGTTGAACAATTAAAGCAAAATACAAACAATCGCCAAGCTTGGATCACTATATTCGATGGCAAAAGAAAAGATCAATACCAGAATGATACTCCGTGCACTCTGAACATAGGATTTATTGTTGATCAAGGAAAGTTATGTATGATGATTTTGATGCGCTCTAATGATCTGTGGTATGGTTTTTGCAATGATCAATATTGCTTTTCATATCTTCAAAAGCAGGTTGCTGAAAAATTAGAACTTGAAATCGGTTGGTATTATCATTATGCTGCTGATCTTCATATTTACGAGAAACATTATAATCTAAATGAGTAGTTATGAAAACACAAGAAGAAATTTATTTGGATCTTAAAAAGGTAGCAGAAGACGAAGAACAAAATGTGTCAGCTAAAAATAAAAGCTTGACTTCAGCAGGAAGAAAATATTTTTTATTTCCGCAATTGAAATTAGCTGGATTCGATACTTTTGAAAAAGTAGTCGCTGAATATGAAAAGATTACTAATAAACAATCAACTTGCTCAAAGTCAATTAGAGAATCTATTGCAACACTTTGCCAATACGTTCTTGAAGAATTTGACAACCAAAAAGTGGAAGAAGTTAAACCTAAAAAACCAAGAAAAAATGCAAAAGCAAAGTCCTAGATGCAATCATACTTTTGTTGTTCAAGATCCACAGTGGCAAAAATGTTCAACTTGTGGATTAATTAAACCAAATTTAGCTTAAAATTTTTTAAATTGTAATTATTTAAAAGCCAGCAATTTAGCTGGCTTTTTTATTTTAAATGAAAATTATTTTTAAAAAATATTGAAAATAATTTTTTAGTTTAAGAAACAGTTGTATATTAGCAAAACAATTAACAAGCAAAATTTAATTATTATGAAAACATTTAGCATTCTACCTTTAGGAAAAATTAATTTAGAAACAGGAAAATCAAAATATTTTAATGTTTACGAAACTTGGGAAGAAGATACAACTTATGAGATTTATGAAGTATCTGAAAACAACTTTAAAATAGTTGCAACATCTGGAAAAGAGCCACTTAATAAGTTAGGTGAATTTAGAGATTTTAAACATGATCAAAATTTTAGATACTTGTTTTCTGGAAAAATGATTGCTTTCGCAGTTGGATCAGATCTTAAAAAAGTAGCATCTAAATATGGAAAATCAATAGCTGGTTACACTTATAAATAATCTACTAATAAAGCTTCAAAAAATTACGCAATTAGATTTGGTATAAGGCGCGAATTAATAGGTCTGCTTTTGAAGCTTTTTAAAATAATAACCATGAAAACAACAACTTATATTTTAGCATTAAAAGAAAATAAACACAGATGGGAGCATCTTTGGGGTCCCAATGGAGAGTACCCTAAAGAACCTTTGCCTAGAGATTTTGCAAATCAAGTTAATACTTGGTTAAGAGGATATGAATTTGCTTTATTAATCCACAATATAAAATCATGAAAATAATAATTTCACTTGAAGAAGGAAAATGGCTTGTAAATGGCAAGCCATTTAGTAAACTAGAAGAACAGGAGAAAATCCACCTGAATAACTTTTTTAAACAAATGAAGAAAAATGGGAAATAATTATGATTATGATGTTCTTGGGACAGGAAATCCCGATCATCCAGCAAACAGAGAAGAAGCCTCTGAGTTTCAATCTGAAGATCTTAAAGAATGCTTAGATCATTTCTACGAAACAGGTGATAGTGAGCCATTAGCTGAAGCTATCCACGAGACTTATAACAGTCTTGCATCTGTTCACTCAGATCTTGTTGAGTGCATTAATTTTGCAAGATCTTCTGACAATGCTTTTTTAGCAAATAAGTTGGCAACCATAAGAACTAAAATCGATCAATATGGAAACAAAAATCCTTGAAGCCGATACTATTTCAAAAGAATTAAAGATTGGTCAGAAGTACCATGTTAGTTGGGCAGCCAAAGGATGTGTATGGGTTTTAAAAGGTTTTGTAAATAATAACCAAGTTGAACTTGAAACACCTAAAACAAAAAGGAAGATCTACACTAATGTAAATACGTTGCGACTTTTGAATGCCGATGCTTTAAATGCTGCTCATGAAAGGATTCGAAAACTACAATCAAAACAAATAGCATTAGACTTATTTTAAAATGGATATAAGATTAGATCACAGCAAAAGCTATTCAAGAAAAAGCAATATCGTTTACGAAAATGGAATCCCTATATTCAAACATACAGGCAGCAAATTTATTGATGTTGAAAAGTTTAATGATTTAACGATCAATTATACCAATAGATACATAGAAATTAACCCAGGATTAATCGAAATACTAAAACCAATGAAACGTATTGTAAAATTATTTTATGATCTAGAAACAACAGGAACTGATGAGCGCAAGCATGGCATTCACCAAATTTCTGGAATCATAGAAGTTGATGGCGAAATCGCTGAAAAATTCAACTTCAAAGTTGCACCCAATCCAAAAGCCCAGATCGAACCTGAAGCTTTAACTGTTGGAGGAGTTACCGAAGAACAAATCAGAGCTTACACGGAAATGCGAAAAGTTTATTTTGCTATCTTGAAAATACTTGGAAAGTATTGCGACCGCTTTAATGCCAAAGATAAAATTTGGTTGGTCGGTTTTAACAACCGAAAATTTGACGACGTATTTTTTAGATGCTGGTTCGAACAAAATGGAGATACATTTTTTGGATCTTGGTTTTGGTCGGATTCATTAGATGTTTTAGTTTTTGCTTCTCAATATTTAATTGATCGCAGACGAGATATGCCTTCTTTTAAATTAAAAAGAGTTGCCAAAGAACTTGGAATAGATGTTGACGAAACAAAGTTACATGATGCCGAATATGATATTATGTTGACTAGAGAAGTGTACAGAATAGCCATTGGACTTGAAATCGAAATATAGTGAAAACACTAAATAATAGACCTACATGTGAATTTGAACAAAAGGACAGGTGCCCATCATGTGGATCATTTTGTAATATATTTGAAGATCTAGATGAGAAGGATTATTGTAATGACTGTAGACCTAAAAAGCTAAAAAATAATCTTTTAAAGTTTATGGGAAAAGAATTTAAAATAGATTTTAGTAGGCAAAATTTAAAATCTAATGACTTTAAATCTAAACACAGTTGGAATAACATAATAAAAATACGGGTTTATAAAATTGATTTTATAAAATTAAAAGCTGAAATTTACAGTATTGAAAAACCAGAACAAAGATTAATAGTTCCAACATATTTTTTAGAAAAATTAATAATTGAGCAGCCATGAAAGGAAAATATTTAATAACTACGGATGCTTGGTTTTATGGCCAAGATGGTCAACAGTACAAATCTGTTTGGGGTGAAGTTGAAATTCTAAACGATTCTATTTTGGGAATCAAAACAAATGCTAGAAGCTCAAATTGGTTTGCAAAAGTCGGAACTGAATCAAATCATTTAATAATTGCCGGCTGCCAAATCCATTACAGTTTGAAGTGTGAAAAACCAAATACTGATATGACTGAAGAATTTTGCGGCACCTCTAAAAATGAGTTGGTAAAAGTTAATAATAGAATTTTAATCTTGGAATAAAATGGGAAAATATAAAACATTAACTAAGCAAGAAAAAGCTCAAAAGGCTTTGGAGTTGGCAAAAAAGCAAGAAGCTGACAAAGGTAAAAAACCAACATTCCTTAAAAATGGGATCACCGGTGAAAATCTTACGGGACAAAAAAGATGGAATTAATCAATGGAAACTATTTTGAGTGAAATAGTTTCCATTTTGGTCAATTTTATTGTTTACGGATTAATGTATTGGTTATCAACAATCTAAGTGAAAAGCGCGTAAACAATGTAAACAATCGTAAACAATAATTGTTTATGCGGTTTTTTCTTGCTAGGTCATACTTCAGGTACTGTGTAAACAATGTAAACAATAATATTATAAAACCTTTTAATTGGAATATATTATAGAAATAAGTATATTGTCCCACTATACCCCTTAACACGCGGTGATATAGAATTAGAGTTTTGTCACTTTTATTGTTTACATTGTTTACGTTTGAAAAAAGTGAGCGTAAATGGTTGATTTTTAGACAGGTGCGAAATTAAAAAGCGTAAACAATCATTGTTTACGATTGTTTCTCATTGTTTCTCATGGTCAAAGGTTTTTAGTTATGAAATTAATTCGTACTTTTGCCATGTACCAAATTAATTTGACATGAGATCACCAGAAGAAAAAGAAGGCATCTTTAATGATATTTTAGACGAGATCACCGAAGGTAGAGCTTTGACTAATATTTTAAAAGATCCTGGGATGTTCAGCCCAAATATATTTTTTAAATACCTTGTCGACAACCCAGACAAACAGAAGTTGTATGCGCGCGCGTGCGAAGTTAGACACGAGCTACTTTTTGATCGAATGCTGAATATTGCTGAAACACCTGAAGAAGGTGACGAAACAACATTAGATCATAATGGAATTAAAATTGTTACCAAAGATATGTTGGGCCATAGACGATTGAAGATTGACACCATTAAATGGCAACTAGGCAAATTGAATCCAAAGAAATTTGGCGACAAATTAGATCTAACTTCTGAAAGTAAAATAACTTTTGCAGCTGAAAACTTGACAGAAGAAGAACAAGCTACCTTATTTGAACTTTCATTAAAATTAAAGCAAAATGATAAGTAATGAAGTTTTGCTTGGCATCCAAAAAAAGAGGTCTACAGAATCATTTTATGATTTTATGCGGCTATTTTGGGATGTTGTCATAAAAGAAAAGCCAGTTTATAATTGGCATATAAAATACTTGTGTGATCAACTTCAGATCTTAGCACCTTATATTGTTGAGCGAAAAGCTAAGCCTTATGATGTGGTCATAAATATTCCACCTGGGACATCAAAATCAACAATATGTACAATTATGTTTCCAGTATGGCTTTGGACTCAAGATCCAACTATTAGAATCATTACAAATTCATATTCAAGTGATCTGTCAACTGAGCATGCAATCAAATCCAGGGATGTTTTATTGAGTGACAAATTCAAAGTATTATTTCCAAACATCGTTTTAAGGGCAGACAAGTCAGCTAAGCAAAATTATGAAAATGTTTCAGGTGGTGCTAGGTATACGACATCAACTGGTGGAACAATTACAGGTAAACATGCCCACATTATTATAAATGATGATCCACTTAACCCATCACAAGCTGCTTCTGAAGCTGATCGTAAAAGTGCCAATGAGCATACCAAAACATTGTCATCAAGAAAAGTCGACAAAGAAAATACACCAACAATAACAGTAATGCAAAGGCTACATGAAGAAGATGTAACAGGCTACTTGCTTACAAAGAAAAGCGACAGTATCAAACATATTTGCTTACCAGCTGAATTGTCACCTAAGGTTAAACCTGATGAGCTAAAAGAATTATATGTAGATGGATTGCTAGATCCACAACGTATGCCAATGCGAGTTCTTACTGAAGCCAAAGTTGACTTAGGTAGTTATGGCTATGCAAATCAATATGGCCAAGAAGAAGCACCACCTGAGGGCGGAATCTTAAAAGCCAAATGGTTTGAAATAGTTGATTGGAACGAAGACTACAATAATATTGTTTGGAACACAGCAGTCGATTCAGCTTATTCAGAATCTACCAAGAATGACGAAAGTGGCTACATGCAATTTGGAACCTTGAACAACAACATGTACATTAGACATGCAATTGGGGTTTTTAAAGAATTTCCTGAATTAGTCAAACATACTATTTCATATTCGTCATTGCATGGATATTCAAATAAATCTATTATATTTGTCGAACCAAAAGCGAGTGGAAAATCATTGGTACAACAAATCAAACGAACAACTTTGATTAACATCAAAGAAGATGCTGCACCAATCAAGGACAAAGTTGCAAGAGCCACTGATATTTCGCCAATATGCGAATCCAAACGAGTGAAGCTTATCAGAGGTAACTGGAATGATGCTTTTCTTGCTCAGGTGAAAACGTTTCCAAATACAAAACAAAAAGGATTAATTGACTGCCTATACATAGCAGTTAGCAATTCACTTAAAAAATCAAATACAGGATGGGGATCGAGTCGTACAGCTTAAAAAATCTATTTGTAACCAAAATAATGTTGGTTGAATATCCTTTGCTACCCCAAGAAGCAAAAGAGGTTGCTGATTATACCATACGAGAAACACTCAGAGGTAACCCAGAATTGAGAATAAAAGGAAAAGTGATAAAACCTAAGCAAATGAATTTTTGGTCCCTTACATGGTCAGATATAATCTTGCTTAGATTAGCTATCACTGATCAAAATATGTTAGACGTGCTTAGCATTGTATTTCAAATAGGTGAAAAAGAATTTATGAAGCTTGAGTTATTTAATGCTTACGCTGCTTATACATGGGTAGTCAATCGATTTAAAACCATCATTGATTCTGAAATTGAGCAGTTAGCATCTGAATTGTCAGACGAAGAAAAAGATGCAGGAGCTGAAGACTTACAAGAATTTGGATATACTGTTGCGCTTGATGGATTGACAAAAGGTGATCTATTAAAATATGATGACTACTTAATGTTGCCATATTCAAAGGTGTTTCGAAAAATGTGCTTAGACAAAACAAAATACGATATTAACAAACAACTTCAAGAAAATGCTAGTAGAAAATCTCAAGCTCTTAATCAGTAGCTTAAATCAAAACATACCGAGTTCCACACCTTTGAAATGGAACTTTAATTACGGCAAAGAACATTGGCAAAACTTAGGCGACTATGTTAACGACGTTCACATGGATTTTATTGACAGGCAAAAATATTTACTTTTATTGTGGAAAGATCGATCTTTTGTACTAAATTCGCAAGGTGGGATTCAAGGTTACAGTTATGATGGTGAAATGGTTTTGCTTGTAAGATCCAAAATTTCAGATCCAACCTATGATTATAAGTACGAAACCCATATCAAAAATTTAGAAGGTCAAACTGAAAGGCTATTTAACGGATTTTCAGATTGTGAAGGTTGGACAATCAAATCTTGGAAAGAAGTTGAAGTTTCAAATGAGTTTGATACCAATCTAGATGGATTGAAAATACGATTCACAATTGAATTTGAAGAATAGATGGATGCTAAAGAGCAAATATATTTGAAGTACCTGGAAATTCTTAGAATCAAGCTGATCAAAAAATATGATGAGCTCGGTTTGAGAGCTTCAGGCAAATATGCAGATGCTTTAGAAGCCAAAGTTGAGCCAAACAAATTAATAATGTTTGGATCACCACATTCAGGAGTTATGGAACATGGTCGTAGAGCTGGAAAATTTCCACCATACAATCCAGAAACTGGAACTTTTGACGAAATAGCTGAATGGATTGAAACAAAACAAGGTCTGCCAGCTATTTTTAAGGAGAAAAAGAAACAATTTGCCTTCTTAATAGCTAGGAAATTAGCCAGAGAAGGCATAAAAGTTCCAAATAGCTTCAATAAAGGACAAGTAATTAGTGCAGTTGTTGACGATTTTCTTGCAAATGACATCAGTTTGATGCTTGAAGAACTAGGCGACATATTTTTAGCAAGAATAAAATCAGATGTTTTAGACATTTTTAAACAATTAACATGATTTACCAAAGAATAAAGATCAGAAAAAGGTTAATTAAGCTTATAATTTTAGGCTTTATTGTTTTGTGGCTTGCTTTTGTATTTATTCACTTTATAAACTAATAAGATGGCAATAGTTTTTACAAAAGACATACGTGAAGATTTTTTATTATTAGCTTACAACAATAATGTTATAAGATTCAACTCTGACACTGCTTTAATTCCTAAGACTGCTCAAATAACAGGCTTAGGAATTGATGTTTTATTATATCCGCATCCAAATGGCAGCTTCTATTTTAATTTCAAAGAGTACATAGAATCATCTATAAACACTAAAAATTTTATAGATGACTTTCCATATACTTTAGACCCATTTGATCCAGATACGTTTGCCTATGATGTTTCAGATGGTGCATTCTTAGAAGGTATTGTAACATTTAAAATAAACTTTACAAATAATACAAATGAAACGATTACAAAATCATTAACTTTTATTTCAGCAGTTGAGCAGCTTGATACTTTCAAAGGAAACGAAATAGTAATTCAAACAACTTTTGGTCAACTTGAAATCTTGTCACCAGTTAAACAAAGAGGCGATGTTGCATTCTTGAAATATTGGAAAGGTTACCCATTTGAATTTTCATTTTATAAAAGTGTTTTAGCTCATGATGTTTATGTTTATAATACAACATCAATATCAGGTTTTCAGTTGTTACCGCTACCAAACTATGTAACATCTTTGTTTATAACTGATGGCCAAACTACAAGCCCATTTATTTCAATGCAGACAGGAATGAATCATTTTGAATTTGAAGTTAATGGCAACGTTTCAAATTCTCAATTAGATGTAATGGCAGTTGACAATGAATGTGGAGTGTATGTAAAATTTTTAAATAAATATGGTAGGTACAACTACTGGCTATTTTCAAAATTCTATTTCAAAAATAGATCTTCAAAATATATGGGTGAGCTAAATAGTGATTTTGAAAATTTAGAAGATACAGTTTCGCCAACATTGCAGATTGGTAAGTTGTCTGACAGCACATTAAAGTGTATTGCTAAAAAATTAAATGAAAATGAGAAAATGATTCTTGAAGGAATCATTGACAGTCCAAAAATATTATTGTTCAAAGGAACACCCGGAACAATTTCAACCCACAAAGATTGGATTGAGGTAAAACTTAAAACAACATCTTTTCAAGTTGAGTCACCAAATAAGCAACTGCATACTTTTCAAATGGAGTTAGATTTACCAAATAGAAATACAATCACGTTATGAGTTGGATAGCTTACATAAACGGCAACCAATTAGAACTTTCAGAATCTAAGCCTATTGCTCAAACTAAGCAAGTAAATGATCTTGCAAAACTTGACAATAGGCAGACTAATTTTACAAATAGATTCATTGCACCACTTACAGCTAATAATGTAAAAGCAATGGACAAAGTCTATTTAGTAGGCAACCAATCAAATTTGCCTTATGAAAAAAACCTATTTGATCTATTTGATTCTGAAAGTGGTGAATGTTTGATCTACAAAGGTTGGGCAAATGTTTCAAAAACAACTGACAAAGGTTACGAGATCTACATATATGATGGCTATATTGATTTTTACAGATCGATTGAAAATAAATCTTTGACTGATATTGGAATCGCCGGACTGAATCATGCAAAAAGTTTAACTAATATAACTACTAGTTGGAACAACACTTTGCCGTATATGTATGCTATATCTGACTACAATGGTAAAAATAAATATACGACAACCGGTGGAACTATTGTTGAAGTAAATACAGACTACCAAATACCGAGCGCAAGAGTAAGCTATATCTGGGATCAAATATTTGCTTATGCTGGTTTTACTTACTCAGGCTCATTCTTTGCAACAGAGGCATTTAAAAATATGTTTATGACGTTTCCTAAGCCAATACCAAAATTAGTGCCTCACAGGGTTCTGATTCATACAGGAACATGCTACCCAAAACATTCTACTTATTGGTATTTTACAGAAGGCGGTGCTTATTTTAATGCTGAATCTTATTTGCTTACTTTGCCACGTGAAAATTTTACTTCTCCGTATGCTTATGTTAATGATGTTTTTAATTCAACAGCTATAACTGCTGGTGGATCAGTATACAACCATAATAGAATTCATATTTCAATAGCTGGTACGTATTCAATAGATGCACCTGCAAACATAAATTTTAACTTTTATAGAAGAAATGCAGCTAATGCTTTTGTAGAAGGTGGAGTAGTTACATTAGATCCAACTGGAATGTTTAAAACATATCTATTTAACTGCAATGTTGGTGATCAAATTGCCTTTTTGATCAATGGGCCTGAGTCAGTTTTAGCAACTTTAACTTTTGATTGGTCACTAAATAGAATTGACGGGTATGAAGCTAATTTTGAAGATGCTCTAGTTGATTTTAAAGCTATTACTTTCGTAAATGAAATAATGCAGCATGCTGGATTAACTGCTTTTAAAGACAAATATACAAATCATATTGATTTTAAGTCAATCGATGAGCTTCTAAGAACAACATATATATTAGATTGGTCTAAAAAATACCAAGGAGAAGCATCAGAATCATACAGAGTAGGGAAATACGCTAAGAAAAACAACTTTAAGTACCGCTACAACGGTGAAAATGAGACATACAATGACGGTGCAATATTAGTTAATGACGAAAATTTAGCCGACGAAGACACAGTAATACAATCAAAGATCTATAGTCCTGAACGAGACTCTGTAATTATGGCAGGTAAGTCAGTAAAAGTGTATAAGATATGGGATAAAAATCTAAAAGAAGATGCTACAATAGAATATAAAGATTTGAGCGGAAGATTTTATTTTTTAAGATTTGAAATTGTTCCAGTATCAGTAATGATAGGATCGGAATCATTATCTGATCAACAAGCAGTCACCCAAATGGCTATGGCTTCATACACTGGATTAACGTATAGAGAATTGATTTTGGCTAATTATGGTGAAATTTCTAGAATATTAGATAAAGCTAAAATGTTAGAAGTACCATTTTATTTGACTCCTAAAGACGTTGCCGATTTTGATTTTAAAAGTCTGATCTATATTGAACAATTGTCTAGCTATTACATGATTAACAAGATTATAAATTTTGTAAAAAATAAAGCAACCAAATGTGAGATTATAGAAGTTGACTATATAAAAGTTCCAACTATTATAATTCCACCAGGAGATACTGCATCATTTATAACAGTTAATAGTATAAACGTTGTTGGATGCGTTGTTACTTTAACTTTTTCAACAGATGCTAATATAGGAGCAACCGTAAATCTAGTTTGTGGATTAAATACTTTTGGCTTACCTGTATTTACACCACCTGATCCAATATATGGTTTTAGTGGATCTTATATTGTTACTGGCCCAGTTATGACTGTATCATTTACTTTACAAGCTGGAGCTTATTATGATCTATATTTGCAAGTTCAAAACGTTATGCCTCAAGTGAATTCATTACACCAATATTTTGAAAACAATGCTGGTTGCGTAATATCTTCACCATCAACTCTTACAATAACTAATGTAACTTTGCTATCGCAAGATGCCTTAAATAAAAACTTCAAGATTGATTTTACGAGCGATGCAGTTCTACCAAGAAATGTTTATGTGCAGAACTATAAAATGCCTGTGCCAATAGATCCAGGTAACCCTTATGCTGGATCATTTGGTGGATGGAGTGGATATACAGATAACGGAACCGCAACAATTTTTTCAATTAATCATTCAGTAAGTCGTATATTTGGTGATCCGTTGAAATTACAAATAAGAATAGGAACAAAAGAATCTAACATCTACAACATATAAAATGGCAGATCAAAGAAAAATATTAGAACTTGACATTGATGTTGAAGCAATCATTGCAAAATCGTCTCAATTAAAAACTGAGCTTGATACACTACGAGCTACACAAGCTAAATTAAAAGAATCTGGAGATACAAACAGCGAAACTTATGTAAAGTTAGCTGCTCAAATTTCAAAGACATCTTCTGAATTTAATGTAAACCAAAAGCAACTTGCTAATCTTGCAACTGCAAATGGTAACTATTTGACGATCCAACAAAAAGTAGGATTAGCTTTAGACAAAGAAGTTGTTTCAATCACTGAAGCCAGAAACAATAATGCTGAGCTTTTAAAAGTAAGAAATGAACTTAACCTTTCAAAAGCGAGTGAAAAAGCTTTAGCTGACGAAATCAATGCTAAGCTTGATGCCAACAATGCTTTTATAAAAGAAAACGTTTCACAATACGAAAAGCAAAAAATAGGAATTGGAGACTACAAAACTGCGATCACCGAAGCTATTAGTGAAACGGGATTATTTAGTGGTCAACTGTCAGGATTAAAAAATGTTTATGATACAGGATTAAAAGTACTATCACCATTTAAAAACGATATTATAGCAACAGCTTCTGGTATGAGAGCCTCAGCAGTTGCAACAGAAGGAGCAACAGCTGCACAAACTGGATTAACTGTTGCTACAAATGTGGGAACTGGAGCAATGCGTATTTTTGCTTTAGCAGTAGCTGCTACTGGTATTGGTGCAATAATCATAATCATAGCTTTATTGATAGGCTACTTAAAAGGATTAGATCCAGTAATGGACAAAATCGAACAAGCTTTTGCCGGATTTGGAGGAGTCATAGAATTTCTTGAAAATAAAATTGGATCATTCATTGAAGGAATTACAAGTGTAGGTGATGCAATGAACAAGCTTGGAAACTTTTTAGCTCACCCAATTGACAGTATGAAATCACTTGGAAAAGAAATGGCTAACGCAGCTAAAGAAGCAGCTAATCTTAAAGAGCGAGAACAAGACTTAGAAGATCAAATGAATATTAATTCGATCTTAAATAAAAAGCAGGAATCAGAAATTTCAAGATTAATGATTCAAGCAAAGGACAGAAGTAAAAGTGCAGCAGAACAAAATAAAGCTTTTGCCGATGCTGAAAAATTAAATGCAGATATTTTTGAACGAAATAAAAAAGCAGCTGACGAAGGTTTAAGCATAGCAATTGAAGAAGCTAAAAAGAAAAAGAAACTAACTGCAGAAGAAATCCAAAGTTTGCAAGAACTAGATATTGCAAGAGCAACATCATTGTTGAATCAAGGTAAAATTTCAATTGAATCATATAAAAAATTGCAAGATTCTTTTGGTGCAAAAATAGATGTTGAAAACCAATACAATGAACAATTAGACAAGATCACAACTAAAAGCAATAATGCTATTGAGAAACAACAAGCAGCAGCTGAAGCAGCTCAAAAGAAATCTGAAGAGAAAAAGCAAAAAATTCTAGATGATGCAGCAGCATTAACGAAGGCACGTCTAGACCTGTTTTTATCTGAGCAAGGAACTAAAGCCAAATCATTAGAAGAGGAGCTTAGAATTAATGAAACTGTTCTTGCCAAAAAATTAGAAATTGCTAAAAAAGAATTTGAAGCTTCTAAGAAAACTGAAGCCGATAAAATTCAACTATTAGTAAATGAAAATAATGCCAAGAACGAATATCTTCAAAAGCAAAATGAGCTTGTTGTAAACAATGCACAACATGAGCTTGAAGTTTATATTGAAACTAATAAGTCAAAAATAGATAGCAATAGATTTTTAACTGAACAATTATTGGTTGAAGAAAAAGCTAGACTTGATGCAATTGCTCAAGAGAGATCAGACTATGAAGCTTTAAGATTAGAAAATGGAATCATAAATGAGCAGGCTTACCAAGAT